GCCAACACCGAGGTGATGGTGTTCCCCTCGGAGTGGCTCTCGCTGATCAAGGACTGCGGTCACCTGAACGTGGTGCCCACGTCCACGGGGATCAGCCAGATGCTTTTCACCGCCGGCGGCACGCTGCTCCCGCTCCTGGCACAGGGGCGCGACTTCATCCCCAACGCGATCAAGGTCGAGTACACGGCGGGCTTCGCCGCGGGCGAGCTCCCGTTTGACCTGCGCGAGATCATCGGCAAGAAAGCCAGCTTCGGCCCGCTCAACGTCGCGGGCGATCTGATCGCCGGCGCGGGAATCGCCAGCCAGAGTGTGTCCCTCGACGGTGTGAGCCAGTCGATCAGCACAACCTCCTCGGCGACCAACGCGGGCTACGGCGCGCGGATCATCCAGTACGAGAAGGAGATCAAGCAGCAGTTGCCCACGCTCCAGCGGTTCTACAAGGGCATCAGGATGGCGGCGGTATGAGCAAGGACCTCACCCTGAAGCCGAGGATCCTCACGGGGCTTCCCACCGGCAACAAGGGGCGCCCGCGCGCAGACATGCGCCGGGACATGATCGATTCCTTCATCGATCAGAAGGGCTACCTGGTCTGGTGGTCGCGCGCCTGTGTCTGCCCGTGCCAGCAGAACTCGCAGACCGAGCAGCCCCGGCTGACCTGCGCCCTGTGCCGGGGAAGCGGCTGGCACTTCTACCTGCCGGAGGTCGGGCTCCAGAACTACGCGGTTGACGCCGACGGCAACCCGATCACGATCAACGACGCCCAGGACGCGGTGCTGATCTCGGCGATCATGACCGCGGCGACTCAAGACCCCCAGGTGTACGAGCGATTCGGAGGGTACGTTTTCGGGACGTTCCGAATCACCGTCCACGCTCGCAACCGGATCGGCTACCGGGACCGGATCATGATGGCCGACTCGCTCATGATGTTCGGGCAGCTCCTCGAGGCCGACGGTGGCCCGTCGATCCCGGTGAAGACCGCGGCGGCGGGGAAAAAAGCTCTCTGGTATCCGGCGGTGGCGGTGAACCTCTTGCGCTCCGAAAGCCGGGTGTTCATCGAAAACGCCGATTGGGCGATCGAACCCGACGGGTCGATCCGCTGGCTAGGCACGCCCCCGGTCGCGGGGACGGTGCTGACCTGCAACTACGAGATCCATCCGGTCTATCGCGTGATGGATCACGTCCACGCGGTTCGCGATACGAACGTTCTGAAGAAGGCTACCAGCAAGCGCGACCAGCATCAGATGTTGCCGGTGAACGCGATGATCAAGCTGGATTTCCTGCTCGGGGGCAGCGAGTGATCGAGGTCGATTTCAGCGACGCCCTGCCCGAGTCGCTCATGGCCCTGCTCGAGGGCCATGGACTGGTCGAGGCCGTGCTCGACGACGTGGCCGCGAGCGCGCGCGTCCATTGGATCAGGCTCGCCCAGGCCGAGCTCCGGAGCAGCCGCCAGAGCTACATCCAGGGGATCCAGGAGGTGGAGGCCGAGCCGGGGTCGCGCTCGATCGCGCTCGTGGGATGGCTCGCGAACGCGATCGAGGCGGGGATCGATTCGTTCGATCTGCGCGACACGCTTCTCGGGCCCAACGCCCGAAACCGTCGCCAGGCAGCGGACGGGACCTGGTACGCGAACGTCCCGTTCCGCCATGGCACTCCCGGGAGCTCGGGCCTGGCGGGATCGCCCATGGGCGCCCCCTACGCCCCGGCGGGGCCCGGGAGTCGGGCGGGTGGCCCCATGAGCTCTGACCAGGCGTCGGCTTTCGGGAAGGCCATCTACGCCGCAGCCAAGCAGCTCGGCAAGAAGGGCCGTCCGAAGACCTTGCCCCGTCCGTCTGGCGATCCGCTGCTGCGCCCCCACCACACGACCTCGATCTACACGGGGATGCGCCGCGAGCGAAAACCCTACGTCAACGTCGAGACCGGGAAGACCACGGTGCAGACGCAGTACGGCACGTTCCGCCGGATCAGCGAGAAAAACACGACCGGATGGATCCATCCGGGGATCGAGCCTCACGGGTACGCGGAGAAGGTGTCCGAGCACGTCCGACGGATCGCTCCGGCGGTGATCGCGGCGGCACTCAAGGGAGCAATGGAGGGCAAATGAGCCAGTTCGTCGAGCGGATCATCTTCACCCGCCTCGAGACCCAGATCGACGCGATGATTGCCGAGCCGCGCCTCTACGAGCGGTTCCTGGTCGACTGCGGTCTCGAGGAGGCCGAGGCGAAGATCGCCCGGGAGAGGTGGGTGGAGCGCCCGGTGAGCGTGGTCCACGGGTACGCGCGGGGTGGCACGGCGTTCCCGGTGATCGCGGTGGTGCTGGGGTCCGAGAGCACGGTCCTCGACTACCTGGGCGAGGACGGTTCGGCGCTGGACGAGGAGGGCGAGGAGTATTTCGACGACGAGGGCAACCTCGTCGACGCCCACGTCCGACGGTGGGAGCAGCGATACGATCTCTACGTCTACGCCGAGCACCCGGACGAGGCGCTCTACCTCTACCAGCTCGCGAAGCAGATCATGGTCAGCGGGCGCGGGGAGTTCCAGGCGGCGGGTCTGGACGAGATCACCTACTCCGGCGCCGAGCTCGCGCCCGACCCTCGCTACATGCCGTCGGAGATGTTCACCCGGCGCTTCTCGGTCACCCTCAGAGCCGACGAGCAATACCTCGAGCCCGCGTCCGGCGCAAAGATCAAGGCAATCCAGGGGGTCGCTGTCCTCGACGACGAGCCCCTAACGGCCCCGAGCCTGCCCTCGGAACAGCAGGAGGCGCTGGCGGCGGTGGTGCAAAAAGTCGTACCCTACGTCCACACGGAGGCAGGCGATGGCGAAGAAGATTGATCCCCGGGACATGCCCGAGGGTCCGGAACCGGAACTGGCACCCGTCGCAGTCCTCGCCGCGCCCGCGCCCGATCTCCTGGTGAGTGCCAGGCAGTACACGATCGCCAGGGGGAAGCGGTGGGAGCGGTGCGGGGGATTCCTGCACTGGGCAGAGGCTCAGTTCGGGTCGGGAGCTCGAAAGTCGATCAGGGAGTGGGAGGCTCGCTGGAGCGAGTTCTTGTCCGCCCCCATCACCGGGTAAAGGAGACAGTCAATGGCCGCAACCACCATTTTCTTCAACGGGCGCCTGATCAGCGTTCCGGGGAGCTACACGGAAGTCGACGCCTCCGGCCTGGAGACCGTCGGGCTCACCGCCTCGGGGATCGTGGCGTGCCTCGGCACGGCCATCGGGGGCAAGCCCTGGACCGCCGTCGGCGACTCGGACGTCAAGGGCAACCTCCAGGTGGCGAGGAACCCGCAACAGCCCTTCCGGTTCTTCCGGTCGGGCGATCTGAAGGAAGCCGCGGCGCTCCTGTTCGGGCCGGGCGACGATCCCGACATCGCCGGGGGCGCCCAGGAGGTCGTGTTCGTCAAGGTCAACCCCGCGACCCAGAGCGTGGCCACGTTCTCGAACGGAGGGGGCGCGGCGCTCGCGCTCACGAGCCGCGACTACGGCTACTTCACCAGCCAGATCAACATCCAGATCGGGACCGGGACCAACAAGGGCAAGCTCATCACGATCACGTTCGAGGACAAGGAAGAAGCGTTCGACGACGTGGGCGGGGATGAGATGTTCAAGATCATCTTCCTCGCGACGACGCCGGCCAACGGCTTCACCACGCTCTCCGCGACGGTCACGGCCTCGGAGCTCTACACCGCCTTCACCCTGGCGCGCGTGGGTCTCAGCGCCGAGATCACCAACCCCGTCACCACCGGCCAGGCGGTGGAGCTCGTGAGCTCCAACGCCGGGGACACCGCCCTGACGGTCACGATCTACGGCCTGGACGCCCTGAACGCGGTGCAGAGCGAGACCCTGGCCGTCAATGGCCTGACCGTGGTCACGGGGACGCGCCTGTGGAACGCGATCCACGGCGCGCGGATCAGCGGGACCCCCCTCGGCACGGTCACGGTTCGCAACCTCTCGGCCGGGACCACGATCGTCACCCTGCTCTCGGGTTCGCTGACCAAGGGCCTGTACGTCCTCTCCGACGCATCGGTCGCGGGTGTCGTGCTCTCGATCGTCCGGTCGACCGCGGGCACGGAGGTGCTGACGGTCGTCGGCCGGAACGCCTCGGGCGCGCTCCAGCTCGCGAAGGTCACGCTGGCCGGCACGACGCCGGTCCTCACGGTCGCGACCTGGAGCGCGATCGACTACCTCGCCCTCGGGGCGGTCCCCGGGGCGGCGACGGTCACGGCCTCGGCCAAGTCCGTGAGCTCCCCCCACGCGGGTCTCCCGACGGTCCAGAAGGCGGCGGACAAGTTCAACGGCACCCCCGGCTACACGTTCACGGTGGTGACCGGCCGGACCACGTTCCTGATGGCTGACCTCGATTACGTCGCCGCGGCGAACGCGCTCTCCCCGGCCAACCCCAGCTTCTACGCCAACCTCGCGCTCGTGGTCGAGAAGCTCAACAACGAGTCCGACCTCGTGTCGGCCGCTCGGTCCTCCGGTGGATCGGACGCTCCCTCGAACACGACCGCCCCGGTGTACCTCGCGGGCGGCAACGAGGGGAGCGCGACGCCCGGCCAGGAGGGAATCCCCCAGGCGACCAACAACGACTGGCTGGGGGCCATCGCGCTCCTGACCAAGGTCCGCGTCAACACGATCGTCCCCCTCACGGCGACGCCCGGGATCCACGCGATGGTCAAGGACCACTGCCGCTACATGAGCGGCGTCGGCCGGAGCGAGCGGGACATGGTGGTGGGCCTGCTCAACACCGGCCTCACGGGGATGGCGACGAAGACCGAGGCCAAGAGCCAGATCATCGCGATCAACACCCGCCACGCCCGCGCCTGGGCGCAGAGGGTGGAGCGGTACAACACCTCGGGCGAGAAGCAGGTGATGGAGCCGCAGTTCGGGGCGTGCCTGATCGCGGGGATGCAGGCAGGCGCGCTGGTGGGCACGTCGCTCACCCACAAGTTCCTCAACACCCTCTCGCTCGCGCAGCACTCGAGCTGGAACCCCGTCGACGACGCCGAGGAGATGATCCAGGCGGGATTGTGCTTCGGCGAGACCGTCGACGGGATCGGTCGACGATGCGTTCGGAACATCACGACCCACCTGACCTCGACCAACATCGCCTTCACCGAGGCGTCGGTGAACCAGGCCGTGGACTACAGCGTCTACAACTTCCGGGGGCAGATGGAGCGCATGGTCGGCAAGGCCGGATTCGCCGGCTCCGTCCCCGCGGCCGAGGGGATCGCGATCAACATCCTCGGGCAGCTCGTGGGCGTCGCGCTCGTCGCCTACCGCTCGCTCCAGATCGCACTGATCCTCGACGTGCTGGAGGTCGGGGTCGAGGTGGCGCCGCTCCTCCCGATCACCTTCGTCAAGAGCACCGTCCACCTCGTCACCGTGCCTCAGAGCGCGGCCACGGCATAAGGAGAAGACCATGGAGAAGGGTCGCGTTTTCACCGGGTGTCGAGCCCGGTTCATGCTGAACGGGAAGAAGGTGGGCTACGCCACCAACGTGTCCGGCAGCGAGGAGATCACCTACGATCCGATCGAGGTGTTGGATAACATCCAGGTCGAGGAGTTCGTTCCGACCAGCTACCGCTGCACGTTCTCGGCGTCGATGGTCAGGATCGTGGGCGAGAGCGTGAAGTCCGCTGGCTGGTTCCCGAGCCTGGGGACCTCGCCCGAGGAGCACCTCCAGAACATCCTGCTCAACGGCGAGCTCTCGGCGACGATCCAGGACACGAAGAAGCCGCCGAAGACGATCATGACCGTCGAGCAGATCAAGCTCGCGAGCTACAACTTCACGGTCAATGCCCGGGGGATCGTGGGGACGGACATGACGTTCGTCTGCATCCGGATCCGGGACGAGAGCGGCGGGTAGCACCGTCGGAAAGGAGAGCGGGAAACCATGGGAGGCATGAAGGACAGGACACCCGAGGAGATCAAGGCCGAGCTCGAGGGCACGGCCGACGAGACCCCAGAGCAGCAGTACGAGCGGCTGGAGTCGGACCCGAAGATGAAGGTCGAGTACGAGTTCGAGGTCGACTACACCGACAAGCGCGGGAAGCGGTGGCACGGCAAGTTCACCAACCGCGCCCTGAGCTATCGGCTTCGCTCGCGCGTCGGGGCGATGCGGGCGCAGATGGCGGGGGGGATGCCCCTGGAGGCGATCGACTTCCAGACGCTCGCGTTGAACGAGAAGATCTCGCACCTGACCTACAGCCTGACCAAGCGTCCGAAGTGGGCGGAAGGGGATCGGCTCGCCGAGCTCTACGATCCCAAGATCCTCGATCTGATCTACGCGGAGGTGACCGCTCACGAGGTCGCGTTTCACGGATCTGGAGAGGATCAGGAGGCTGGCCAAGGTTGAGCAAGAAACCCTCCAGGGGCGGCTGCGAGGGTGGTACAACAAGAGGCACGAGATCGGGCGCCAGGCGCCGCCGTTCGAGGACCAGACAACAGGAGGGCTGTTCCTAGAATACTACCGAGATGCAGCACAAGAGCTTTCGCGGCTGCGGGGACAATTGCGCGCTGACGGGCATGATCCCGATGCTGAGGAGAGAGTGGCCGAACTGGAGCGGCTGTTCTCCGACGATGAGACCGACCTCCGGGCCCTAGACGCGGACGAAAGCCTCGACAACTGGTTCGTGCCGCGCACGACCGGCGACCCCGTAGTCGACAA